TATGTTCTCAATGCGATTCGCCATCGGGCCGCCGATTTTTGCTCTGATAGCACTTCTATTCATGCTGACGATGCCCCTCGTCCCGCATGTTGGCGCTTTCAGAAAAACGGTGAGTGCCCACGTCTCCGCTCTTTTGGCCGCGCTCAGCCAGTTGGCGGGAAGGAAAAGGCCGGCTGCATGTACGGCCACACATGGGCTCACTTTCGAGCAGGCCCCCGAGGCCAAGTCGTCGATCCCCCATGTACCGATGGACCAGCCCCGTCCCTCGACACCTTCCAAGCCACGCGGTTCGAATCGCACTCGCCAGTTCTATCCAAGGCGAGCAAAGACAAAGGTGTGACCTTCGCACCGTCCACCATGGCTGAACCCAAGCCAACCCGGCCGCCGCTTACCATCCAAACCGACTTCCCCGTGCCAGGACGAGGCTCTCCTCCTCCGGATACGTCTCCCAAGTACGATCCGAACTCGCCCGCCCTGGCCAGCCAGCTGTTCCCCATCAGCGGCGCGGCAGCCCCAGCTGCGACAGCACCGACAGGGCCCTTCGTCTTCCCGACCACAGCCCTGACGGCCTTCTCTTCCATTCAACCCACCAGCTCCTTGGCAGACCTCCAAGCAGGATTCGCGGCGCGCGATGCCGAACGCCGTGGGGAGCGTGAGCATAAGGACGAGAAAGACGGAAAGCGTACCGTTGCTGCGACAGCCCCCGTTACGCAGACCCAGCCCAAGACCGCTGAGGCCCCGACATTGCCGGCACCAGCTGCCACACCCGCAGCCCCGACCACGTCCCAGGCCCAGTTGCCAGTCACTGCCACCACTGTCACCATCAAAGCCCCAACCCCAACTCACAGTCCGCGTGCAACCGCCGCAGCTCCAACATCCGAATCCAAGCACCGCACTCTTTTTACAGCGGGGCGAGCCAAGTCCCGTAACGCCCTGCTTGCCACTGCGGGACAGCGACAAGCTCGCGTCGACGAACGTGCAGCCGTCGAACTTGACCGGATCCTCGGCGGACCAGCGAAAGCCGAAGCCAGGCGCCAAAACCAACGCGGCATCCCAATCCCAGCGGCCGCCCGAGGGCCCCCAGCCGCCCCTGCGCCTCAGGCTGAACCACCCCACAACGGTGACGTGCCCCCACTGCCAGGGGACGGTGGAGCTGCCGGAGCTGACGGCGAGCCTGAAGAAGACGAGCGCGCTGCGCGGCAATGCATTCTGGACGCTACGAACCAATACTTCGACGACAACCCCGGTCTTTGCCCCGCCGGCCGACACATTTTCACGGTTGGTGACCAGAGCTTGGGAGACGGAGGATGGGTTCAACGAATTGCTCGCGTTCCTGGCGATGCCGCCCGTCTGGCCACCCACGCCGCGCGCAACGCCCTCCCCGCCCCTGATGACCCTGCAGCCCGCTGGTGCCAGTGCGCTCCCGGTGAGTGTGGCCATGCCGACAATCACCAGATCGGAGTCTTTGTCGGCACTTCCAACTTTGCCACACCTGCTGAAGTCCTCCAAGTCGTTCGTAGCGTCACTGCGCACCGCGTTTACCTTGTCGATTTCGACTGCTTCGAAGGCGCAGGAGCAGCCTGCGGTGGCCGCTACAAGTACCGTGCCGCCCTCAGTGGCTCCAACGAAATCCCAATCGTCAACGGCGTCCTCGACGGCACCCCCTTCACGCACCGCACCCCCTTCTGGCGCTGCCAGGGGTTCGTTCCGGTCCAAGGCAACGTCGGACTCAGCCTTCACCTCGAGCACAGCTGGCACGAAGGACCGCTAGCTGGAATTTCCGTCCATTCCGCAGTCTTGCTCGAAGATGAACATCACCACCCACCAATCGAATCCCATCTTGACGACGTCATGTCAAACGACGACCACTGGGGCAAGATCAATCTGCAGTGCGCCTTTGCTCAGGAAAAAGGCGTGAAGCCCAGGTTTGACATGGCGCGCATCCCTCTCTGGAGCGCCTGGTCTTGTGGAGAGAACCTGCTGCTCTTCCCAAAGGGCAAGCAGGCCTTCATCATGCCAAAAGGCGTGGTCGGCGCCGTAGCCAGTCGCGTGGCTATGGGAGACCGCAACCCACATCTCCTCGGAGTGTGCCGAGAACTCGTCCGCCGTCGCATCGAGCGCCTCGACATGCCAGACACCGACCGTGCCATCGCCATTTCCTACGCCGTCGCACTTGGCTTCGTGCTCCACGTCAACACCGACATCGCCATCCTTGACACCATCCTGCGCCCAAGTGTGCCAAGCTTCAAAGTGCACCACGACATGCTGCTGTTTGACTTCCCACCTTGGTACAGTCCAAAGCTTTGGCTGACGCGCTACCCACGCCAATGCCTCGTGGCCTTGCTGGCACTCGCCTTGGCCATGTTCGCAGCTTCGGTCGTGTACAACCATTACTATTACCAGCCCGAGCCTACCTGGTTCACCGTCCTCACACCCTTTCTCAATCATGACATGATCTACCGTGACGGCGAATTCATGATGCAACCTCCTTCCGTGCAATTACGCCATGCTTTCCGTTGGTTGACTTACCCATTGACCGGTTGGGGTGAAACATTCGCAGCTTGGCGCAATTTCACACATCACTTCTTCCATCGCTGGGTTCGTTGGTTCACCATGCCTGCTGGCTCTTTCCCTCTACACCTGGCCGGATTCCTTTTGGACGGCACATCACCCTATTCTGATTTCATGGTGATTCCCGTGGTTTACAAGTTGGGCGGCACAGCCTATGACTTGTACTACGCCCGCATTGTGTCCCCCGTCCCAACCAGAGCCCACATTCCAGGCTTGGCTCGCACAACCTCAACCGTACCCATCAAGCCAGTAGACTATCGATCCTGGGTTGACTTGAGTCGTGTCGACGTCACCCCACCTTCCGTTGAGAGCGTGAAACGCAACGCCACGCGGTGCCATGGGTGGGCAGTCGGCGGCACGGCACCTCTCGTCTTCGCCAGCAACGCTGAAAACGAAGCCATTGCCGTTTGCAACCGCCAAGCCATTCCCTTTAACTACAACGACGACGCCGTCGACGATTTCATACGCTTCGTCGCGCGCTACTTCGGCGTGCTGTTCCCCGACTGGCGCAAACACTACCCAATTAAAGCGACCCCGTTCAAGATCTGGCTGCAGAAGTTTCCAAAGACCGTGCGGGACCAACTTCAGCGTGGCCTGGACGAGCTGCGCGAAGGCAAGTACGATCCAGCCAACCTTTTCCACCGCGACGGCTTCATCAAGATCGAAAAGGGCAAAACCGCTTGCCCAACCCAAGCAAAAGACTCCGAACCCCGCCTCATTTCCGCCTCGAAACCTGGTCTGACAGCGAGCATTGGGCCCTCCATGAACGCCTTCTCGGAGGCCCTCTTCGAAATGTGGAGCCCTGACCACTTCATCCTCTACTCCCCAGGCAGAAGTGCCGAGGAACATGGCAAGTACATTGAGGAAGGCATCGATTCAATTGCCCACTCCAAGCTCGGTGAGACTGACTGTTCACGCTGGGACGCCTCCATGCACCAGCGGCTCCTCGAGCTGGAACATTGGATCTACCTCAAACTCGGCATCAATCACAACAAGACCTACACACCCCACGGCAATGTGTACGACCTCTTGCGCGACACCAAGAAAGCCCGCGGCTCAACCCCACATGGTGTCCGCTACTATACACAAGCCGTCCGCTCGAGCGGCCTCCCCAACACTTCCTGTGGCAACTCAGTGCTCAACGGCTGTGCACATGTGTGGGCCTTCTGCCGTGCCAATAATGTCAACCCGGTGCAAATCCGCGAAGATCGCCTTGCGCGCTTTGCCGTCTGTGGCGACGACGAATGCGACGTGCATCACCCTTCCTGCAAAGGCGACCTCGTGCCATGGCTCACTGCACTGGGCCTGCGCCCAAAACGCGCCATCCATTCTGACAGTTTCGACCTGACCTACTGTTCCAGCCTGTTCTGGCCCACTGCTGACGGACTCGTGCTGGGCCCGATGCCAGGGCGCCAACTGGCAAAATGCGGCTGGTCAGCCCAACCTGTCCTGAATTCCCAGGAGTGGCTCCGTGGCGTGGCCCTGGGAGCGCGCAACTCAACATCGTTCGTTCCAATGCTGGGCGACTATTACAAGGCCATCCTCAACCGTACTGCCGGCGTGACCCCTGCTCGTGTGGACATCCGCCGCTACTACGAAAACCCTGAGAAGATCCTGGCCACCCAGCAGCACGAGCCCACCATCGAGACCGACGCCCTCTTCTATCACCGCTATGGCATCTTGCCCTTCAAAGTGCCTTTTGAGCGTTGCCCTTTCGGGACGGCCGTGTACGACGACCGTCTGTCCCACATCGTCGACCTCGATACCGGCGGTCTGGCCATCAACGTCTGTCGCTTCCTTGGCTACCGCTGGTTCCTGACCTGGGCCTCCATCTTTGCCTACCTTGTGATCGCAGTTCTGGAAGAAGCTGCTTTCACCGCGTTTCCGCCTCTGCGCTTTCTTATGGCTGGCGGTGACGCTCTCATCATCATCGCGCGACACCTCAACAACAACGACCCGGAACAAGCAATCGCTTCTGCTTTTCTTGTGAGCTTCATGCATTACATAGCCCACAGTAGCAACACGCAGTTCCGCTTCCTCTTCCATGGCGCCTTCAACATCGTGATGTGCGTGCTGCATGGCCTAACCATGCCAGTTCCACGCCCATGGTGGGGAGACGCCTGCTCAAGCCTTGACCTGTGAACCTGAGGAACACAGACGGACCCATTGTCCCACTTGTGTCTTGTGCTAACCGGAGCTCTACGCGGATATTGAGCTTATTTCGGCGCAGCAATAAGATGTGAATACTCAAACACCATCAAAGGAGCACTGCCGACCTCCCGCCGAACACTAACTAACACCCACGAGTGGTTCTCTCCCACCCTGTGGCTGCGAGGCATTAAGAGAGAG